GGCCAAGCCTTTCTTCGCCCCGCGCGAGCCCGGTGTGCGCCAATCGCCGCCGCGCGGCGCGGCCTTGCTGCCGGGCGAAAACAGATGGCCCATCAGAAATCCGTCGCCAGTGCCGTCACACTGACCGCCTTGCCCGACGACACCTGCGTCACCATGGACACGGCGAGCAGATCCGTCGCGTCGAGCAGGAACACAAACGGGTTATTGTCGCTGTCAATCGGCAACCCGACGAGTTGCACGTTGTTGAACAGGTTAACCGACGGCACGGTACCGGTATTGCCGGCGCCGATCGGCACATTGACGGTGCCGAGAATGTAATTGGTGCCGCTGCGCGAGATCGCGATCTGCACATCATGGGCAATGGTATCGCTCGAGACGGCGATCATGCCAAAAACTTTAGAGCCGTTGGTGCCCCCGGTGTAGACCGTCGTCATTGACGTGCTGGTGGCGCTGACAACGCTGAGCTTGCCGTTTTTCGGCGTTTGCGGGAAAACTGGGGTTGCCGTGAGTGCCATCTATAATCCTCCGAAAGCCGCATGATTGTAGGCATTGCAGGCTTCATTGACGATGACGCCGGGAGCACCGCCGGGACCGGTTCCGGCGCGTACCAATCCGTCAAACCGGTTCAACGAAGTGGCGCCCGTCGACCAAACATTGAGGGCCGGGCCGCCGCTCGGACTGACGCCGGACGCATCCTTGACCAGCAATTGCGTCAGCGCCGGCGTGGTCGCGCCGCCGCTCAGCGTCGGGCTGTCGATGAACATGCCGGCGACTTGATTGGAATTGGTGCCGCCGGTCATGCCAACGGCGACATATCCGCCGTAGAGCGCCGCCGTCGTTCCGCCATACTGGTTGCAGGTTCCGGTCGTCCCGACAACGGTCACCGCGCTGGAACCAGTGCGGAAGCGCGTGGAAAAATTCAGAGCGCGGCAACCGCTGATGCCGCCGCTGCCGCGTTGCTCCACAATGACGTTGATGCCGTCCATATTGGTGATGTTACCGGAACCGTAATTGTAAGGATTGAGATACAGCCCGTCGAACGTTGACATCGGTCCGGTCGAGTCCGATGTCACCACCGGCTCGAAATCGATCCCGGCGACCCAGGCCCCCGCACCGGTTCCGGTATGCGTATAGCCGGGATAAATCACCAAGCCATTGACGCCGTTGGCAAATGCGCCGGCATGGAAATCGCCTTTATATTGCTCGTTGAACACAGCGATCGACTGATAGCCAAAGCTTGATGCGTTAGTCGGATCGCCGGGCGCGAATGTTGCATTGTTGACCTGCGACACCGCACCAAATGCCGCATGCAGCAGATCGGTAAAGCCGATGCCGGCAACCCAGGTCAGATTGCCGTCGCCACCGAAGGCACTGGAACTGTTGAATTGGATCGAGTTGACCGGTGCCGCCGGCGTACCGCCGCCGGTGGCGGCAATGGTAATTGCGCCTGCGGCGTTGGTGATGGTGATATTCGAGCCGGCCGTTAATGTCGCTTCGCTCGGCGGATTGCCGGTATTGCCGATGAGCAACTGGCCATTGGTCATCGGCGCGAGCGCTGCCAGGCTTGTCGTGCCTTGGCCAATCAGCGGCGCGTTGTTGGTCAGAGTTCCAGGCGCGGTGACATTGCCGCTGCCTGCACCGATGTAATTCTTCAGGTTCAGCCCAGTATAGCTGACTTGGCTATAGGTGCCGCCGCCGGTGTCGTGCGCGCTATAGAACAGATCGCTATCGATGACCGTCGTGCCGGCCGAAAGCTGGCTGAGTTTCTTGTCGGTCATTGTAGGATCATCAGGATTGCGCGCATGTCTTCGTCTTCCTCCTCTTCCTGCCGGCGGATTTCAGCGATAATCGAGTGTGACGCAGCGATTGCCGCATTTGCTCGCCCGATCGAGTATTTGACCTTGCTCGCCCCGACCGCGGCATTAAGGCTGTTTGTGAGCCGCACCAGATCGGCATTGAGCTTTGCGCTCTCGTGCGCCTGCTGCGCGGCGAGCAGCGCAGCGTTGGCGGCGTCAGTGGCGGCCCGCAACGCATCCTGCTGCGCCGGCGTGCGATTGCCTTGGATATCAGCAAGTGCCTGTTCCTCGGCGTAGAGCGCTTCCATAAGCTCACGCCAGCGGCGGCGCGAGTAGAAATGCACAAACCCTGCACCGCCGAGCGCCGGTGCAACTTCAACACAGACTTCGAGGGCGAGAAAACCTAATCCATCCTCGAGGATGAGATCGCCGCTGGCGTCTTCAAACTCGAGCAGGCACGCATTGTCGCGGATTGGACCGCCGCCAGCGGCCGGTACCTGAAAGCCGGCACTTTGGAAGGCATTCGATTGGAATGCCATTGCATTTACAGCCCCCCGAAGGCTGCGTGATTATAGCTGCTTGACGCCTCCAGCACGTATCCCGGCGTCGAGCTTGCGGCGGTAATCACGCCGGCAACGATGGTGATAGTCGTTCCGTCCGGTTGCACAATGCCGAGATTTCCTGTGGTTGCCGTGGCGATCGCCGCGGTTGTGACCGCAGTCAAGCGGCCGTGCGCATCATAGGTAATGACCGGAACGACGGTGGCGGATCCCGTCGGGCCGCCAGCGGTGACGACGTTGGACAGGCGCGCATCGGGCAAGGTACCGGTACTGAGATCGGATGCACTGCCGCTGGTCGCCACGGTCGCCAAACCACTGACGCTGACCGCCGGCACGCTGGCGAGATCAATGGCGTTGCCGCTGCCGTCAAAGCCCAAGATGTAATTGGGCGTTCCGGTCAGCGCATGCTGGTCATTCCAGTTCGACGGCTTGACCAGGCTTGCATCAGTTCCATCCGAATATGTGCTGTGAAACTTGTGCAATGTGCTGACGGTCATTGCACTGTCTCGGTCACGTATTCACCATTGCCGACCTTCTTGATGCGCTTCGGCTTGCCGTGCTGCGCCAGCGCATCGAGCACCATTTGCGTATGCGCTTGCTGCTGCGAGCCGAGATGCTGCGCCAGCCGCGCCACGATATCTGCCATCGGCTCGACGATCTGGTCGGCGCCGTGCTTGACCTCGATCGAAGCGCGCGCCCCGTCGCCATCGCCATTGTTGCCGCCACCCGTCGTCGTCATCATCTTGCGCGCGTGCAGTTCCATCTGCGCATTGTGCTTTTCCATATCCATCGCGTGCTCGCGCTGCTTGATCTCGGCATTGAGCAACGCAAGCTGCGTCTCGAGCTCCGCCTTGCGGTTGGCAATGGCGATCTGCGATTGCGCCTGCGCGACCTCCCGCTGCACGTCGGACTGCGCCTTCTGCTGCTCGATCTGCATCTTCTGCTGATTGGCGACGACGTCGGCTTGCGTCTTTGCCTGCTCTGGATTGGGCGGCGGCGGCAATGGCTGCGAATTGGGATCTTGGCTCGGCGGCGCATTGGGCGAGACAAAGAACATGTCCGGATCCCGCAGATCCATCAGCGATGTCATCGCCTTTGCCGAGTTGTAGAAGTTTTCCTTGCTGACCAAGCCAATCTGCACGGCTTGCGTCTGCGCCTGGATCAGCATCTGCAGTTGCGCCAGTTTCTCGGCCTTGGAACCGGTACCGAGCCCGACATTGATGGTCATGTCGTCGCGGTCTTTCCATTGCGTCGGATCGACCGTGACCCACTGATTGCGCAGCCGTACCGTCTGCTGCTGATCGCCATACTTGCGGATTTCCTTGTGCAGCAGCGCAAACAGGTCGCGAATACCGGTCTCGGCAAATATCCGCGCCAGCAGTTTCACCTTGGCCTGGCCCTGATTGAACATCTGGTTGGCGATGGTCGCGACCTGGTTTTGGATCGCATTCGGATCCATCGCCTGGCCTTGCCGGCTGACGCCCGTGCGCCACTCCCTCAAACTATCCATGAACTGCATCATCGGCAGCGCGAACGACGTGACGTTGGGCACTTCCTGCCATTCGATCGCGCCCGGGTTCTTGGCGCGGATCGGCATGCCCGGCCGCATCACGAGCAGATCATCCAACGTCTGCGGCCCGGAATTGCTCTCGTACACCACCGGCCGCGGCATGACCGACATGTACATGTTGTCGAGGGTCGAGCGCAGGATTGCGGTCTTGATCTGCTGGATCTCAATAACGAGATCGGCAACCGAGCGGCCAAAGAACCGATGCGGCTGCGGCACCGGGCTCATCGTCGTAATCGGGATGGCATCGATCTCGGTAATGTCGATGTCGCCGCCGCGGGTGATGAACGCGTTGAGCTCGCCGGTGACAATGCGATACAACCGCGAGCGGCCATCGCCCTCGTAATTCATGCGGATGTAATGCTCGATGACGAGCACCTGGCGATTGGCGGCATTCATGCCCTCGTCGCCAGCGCCGTGCATCTGGCTTTCCTTGACCGTGTCGCGGGCCAAGGCTTCCATATTCGTCAGATGCGCCGTGGTCTGCGAATAGCTCGGCAGATTGCGCACCACGTCGGGATCGTAGCCCTGATTGATCAGCACCGCGACGGCGACCGCCGTCTGATGATAGCAATAGCCGCACTGCGCCATGTCGCGGCAATTGCGCGAGATGCCGAACTCCTCCGGCGGGATGCACATCACGCGATGCCGTTTGATTTGCTTGTTGGCCGTCACCTGCACATCGTGCAGCGGGCCGAGCGGCGTCATCTTTTCGGTGTGGGCGATGATCTGCACTTCCGGATTGGTGGCAATCATCGCAAAGGCGTCGTCGGGCTGATCGTAGAACGTATACTTGGTCGCCTTGTTTTCTGTCTCGGTCCAGACCTTGCAGAACCCGTTCTTGCTGAGCAGGCTATCCTTGATGAACTGGTAAAGGATCATGAAGCCGGGATTTTGCTGCATGAAGACGTGATTGACGTAATCCGTCTCCTGCTGCGCGGCCTGCACATCCTCCGGGCCGACCGGCTCGAAGCGCACCACGTCATCCGAGCCGGCAAAAATGCCCATTAGGTCCGGCATCAAGCCCTCGACGGTGTCCATCACGTCGGACGATATCGCAGCGCTGCGGCCATCGAGCGATGGCAACTCGCGCTGCATGTCGCCGAGGTAATAGCGCATAGCGCGTTCGCGCTCGTAGCTGAGCACGCTGGCCTGTG